TTTCTCCAGCAATACACACAAGCGAAAGAAGATCAGGCCGACACGCTGCAGGAAGACATCTTAGACATCGCAGACACGCTGCCTGAGCAGGTGGTGGACGATAAGGGGATCGCCCGCGTTGATGCGGCTTATGTGAACTGGATGCGCTTGAGGGTTGATAGCCGCAAGTGGATCGCCGCGAAGCTGAAGCCTAAAAAATATGGGGATCGCACGACATTGGCTGGCGACAAAGAGAATCCAGTCGAAGTGCGCTCGAACACCGAGATATTTGACGCCCTGCTGGCTAACCTAGAGCTGGTCCAGCAGACGCGGGGCAAATGAGATTCTGCACATCCTGCCAGTTCACCAAGCCGGTGGAGGGTGGCGAGATGCACCGGCGGGGAATAGTCAACCGCTGGATCTGCAAGGTTTGCCTACAGAAGCGAAGCGAAAGTAAGTACAAGAGTTATCCGAAGCCTGACCGTCCGAGGGAGCTAAGATGATGACCGAAGAGCAGCGTAGCGAGTTCAATAACCTGCTAGACGAGGCATTCCAACGCTGGTGGTTCCCAGTGTTCAAGCAGGCTAACCAAGAGGGCGCTCAGATCCTTGCTGAAGACATGGCAGTGATGGCTGAGCGCGAGGCCTGTGCCTTGATCGCTGAGAAGTTGGGAGCTCAGGCGGTGGCTGATGCTATACGGGGGCAGTGATGGACAAACTACTTTGGGGTGTGGCTTGCGTCTACCTGATCGCGGTAGCCCTGATCTCTATCGTGTCAGCGGTTGTGACATTCGAGTGGCATCCAAAAAGGATGTGTCTCGCATCTGATTTCAGACCCGACTATAGCGGTACCGAGCGGATCTGGTGCAGGCGGCAGTGGTGATTAGCGAACTAGAGCTCAGGATAGCCGAGCGCAAAGCCGCGCTCTCAAAGCGCAGGGCTGAAGCGCAGGCGCTGTGGGACGGCATTGACGTAGCCCTACTGTGCGCTGAGTTCCTAGCCGTATTCGTTGGCCTGTTGTTCGCGGTGGCTGGTAAGCCCGAGGCTGCGTGCGTTGGCCTCTTGCTGGCAATCTATCTCAAGATGAGAAGATGAACGATGTTGTCGAGATACTCCGAGACCCTGCGACCCGAGCGCAGTATGCCAAACTGCCCCCAACGTATCGAGCCGCATTCGAGTGGCGCACTAACTGGCTGCTAAAAGCCCATAGCTATCAGATACCACCGCCGGGCGATTGGGACATCTGGTTACTGTTGGCTGGTCGGGGCGCTGGCAAGACGAGAACGGCGGCTGAGCAGTTAGGCTGGTGGGCGTGGCAGAACCCTAACACTCGATGGGTAGTCGCTGCCCCAACCTCCAGTGATGTCCGCTCAACCTGCTTCGAGGGCGACTCTGGCCTTCTGTCTGTTATCCCTAGCGTACTGGTCAAAGACTACAACAAAGCCCTGCACGAGCTCACCCTTGTTAACGGTAGCCTGATCAAAGGCATCCCTGCCAGTGAGCCTGAGCGCTTCCGAGGCCCGCAGTTTCACGGTGGTTGGTGCGACGAGCTGGCGGCTTGGGACTATCTCCAAGAGGCTTGGGACATGATGCAATTTGGCCTGCGCCTTGGGAAAAAAGTCAGGCTGATCTGCACGACGACCCCGAAGCCCAAAGACCTGATCCTCGATCTGGTAGACCGCGACGATGTGGCGCTGGTGACCGCCTCAACCTACGAGAACCTCGACAACCTAGCGGACAACTTCAGGCGGCAGATCCTCCAGTACGAGGGGACGAGGCTCGGGCGGCAGGAAATCTATGCTGAACTGATTGACCCTGAGGAAGGCGGGATCGTCAAGCGTGACATGTTCCGTCTGTGGCCTGCGAATAAGCCATTCCCACGATTCGAGTACATCATCCAGAGCTATGACTGCGCCTACACTGAGAAGACTGTTAACGACCCGACAGCGAGTACGACTTGGGGCGTCTTTAAGCCTGAAGACGGCCCGATGTCTGTCATGCTCATCGATGCGTGGCAAGACCATCTTCAGTACCCGGATCTCCGTCCGAAGGTTATTGAAGAGTTCAAGGTGGCGTACGGCGCTGATCCCGAGGCTGAAGAGCGAGGAAACTTTACCGGCGGCAAGAAAGTTGACCTTGTACTTATCGAAGACAAGGCGGCAGGGATTTCCCTGATTCAGGATCTGCAGCGGGCGCATCTACCGGTGAGGGCGTACAACCCCGGCAAGGCTGACAAGATCCAGCGGCTGTCGATTGTGGCGAACATCATCGCTCATAAGCGGGTGTGGATACCTGAGAGCACGCAACGGAAGGGGTACGTGAGGGATTGGGCTGAGGGCTTTGTGAGCCAGATCTGCAGCTTCCCTGAATCGACGCATGATGATTTTGTAGACTCGTGTACGCAGGCTTTGAGATACTTGCGAGATGCTGGCTTCCTTGACATTGATCCCTACGTTCGGGAGGATGAGGAAGTTGAATACTACGGTCGGAAGAAGGGCAACCCTTACGCGGTGTGACTATGACTCGAAAATACAATCAGGGCGGTCTTGCCCCTTACGGCCTGCGTCACAGCGGCGAAGGTGTGAAGGGCAAAGGCTACTTCGGCCCGATGGCTGGGCGCGATGGCACGGTCACTGAGCTGTCCGCTGAAGACGAGTCTGGCGAGTTCCCGTTAGTGGTGCCGACGCTGACCGCTGAGGAGCTTGACCGCTTGTTGGCTGGTGGAGAGCCGACTCCAGAGATGTTAGACAAGGCGAGTTCATGGGCGGCAACCCGCAGGAAGCGCGGCGAGAGCCCGTTTGCATCACCGACTGAGGTGCGTATGCCCAGACCTAAAGCCGAAGGTGGCTCTGTGAGCCTGACCGACCTACCTGATGAAGTGAACCCCTCGAACTGGCGTGAGCACCTACAGAATAACGTGCTGGCTGATGCCCGTGCATTGCTGGGCGTCAAAGACGGTGGTGTGATCAACCTTGATGAGCTGATTGAGAAGTCGCTGAAGAAGAAGGATGGCGGCGTTATCAATCTGGACGAGCTGATCGCATGGACGATGGCGAAAGACGAGCACCGCAAGATGAAGGAGGGCGGGGCGGTCAAGATGGCTGATGGTGGTCAGACGTTCCCGCTGCAGCGCCCTGAAGAAGTGACTGACCTAAAGCCCCGCCCCAAAACCAAGCGCGACGAGTTGCTGGAGATGCTGAGCAAAGGTGTTGGCTCGGTGCATGAGTTCATGGCGAAGCCTTTTGGATATGAGAACCCACCGGGCGAGATGGTGTCTTCGTTGATTGGTTTACCCGGCGCCGCTAAGACGTTAGAGCGCATGGCGTATGGCGACCCGTTGACATCGGGTGCTGGCATGACCACGAACCTGCTGCCTGAGACGACTGAGGCGGCGTTCTTAGGGCTAGGTGCTGCGCCTACTGCGTTGAAGATGACGAAGAATCTGCCTGTTGGGATGTCGATAAAGCCGACAACGACAGACTTGCTGGACTTAGAGTTGGCAAACAAAATGAAAGCCAGTCCGACCGCTGTGGTGCCTGAGGCTAAGGCTGGCAAAGTCAAAGCGCCTGCAAACCCTGTTGGCTTTTACAACCCCGCTGAAAAGGCGGCGTTGAACCTACAGCGCAAGAAGGGGCCGGGCTCTGCGTTTATTAGCGATTTGAAGAAGCAGCCCGGTGTGACTGATGAGCGCATCGCTGAGCTAGGTCTGACTGATCTGGCGTCGAACCCTAACGTGACGCGAGAAGATGTGATCGCAGCGGTTGAGCAGAACCGCATTCCGTTACGCGAGACGGTGCGTGATGAGAGTTCGGGCGAGGCAATGTTCAGCCCTACCTCGCATCCTGACTACAACATGCCGGGTGGTGAGAACTACCGCGAGATCCGTGTTGGATTGCCATTAGAAAATAATCAAGAAATCAAAGTGGTTCCCCATCCAACCAAAAAAGGTTACGCGCTTCAATATCCGAGCGGTAGATTTGTTGGTAGAGCCGATGCCCCTGATAGGATTGGAACTACTGATCCTAATTTCGCAAATAATTGGACAAGTGTTGAGGCGGCTAAAGAATACGGTGTTCCATTCCACTCGTCCGCATTCATGCATCGAACCCACCACGGCGATGAGCCAAACGTCCTATTCCACTTGCGCGTAGCTAACCACGTTGACGAAGAAGGTAAACGTGGGCTGCTGATCGACGAGCTGCAGTCTGACTGGCATCAGGCTGGTAGAGAGAAGGGATATGGCGATAAATTAAGATTTGGGTATTCAATCGTTGAACAAGAGCCGGGGTTCTTTCTTTTAAAAAAAGAAGGCATGAGTATGCCTATGGCTTCTGGCACAAAAGAAGAAATAATGGATAGAGCGCGTCATTACAACGCCATTGAAAAAGGCGTCCCCGATGCCCCCTTTAAAGACAACTGGTATCAGGTTGGTCTAAAGCGTGCGATCAAAGAAGCTGTGGACACCGGCATGGATCGCGTGTACCTGACGACAGGTGCGCGGCAGGCTGATCGCTATGACTTGAGTAGGCAGTTGAGTAGCGTCTCATATCAGGATGGCGTGTTGCGTGGTTACGATAACTCAGGCGCAATGGTAGTACACAAATCAATGACGCCCGATGAATTGCCTAACTACGTCGGCAAAGACTTGGGCAAAAAGATGGTGGAGAGCGCCCAAAAAGATGCCGAGATTCGCAACAAGATAAGCGTTGCTCGATATGAAGGCAGGCCAGAAAGCGAAATCAACGATCTCAGAAGCCAACTTGATGGCGTGAAAACAGAATACGCTGGTGTTGATCTTAAAGTCGGCGGCGAAGGCATGAAGCAGTATTACGACAAGAATTACAAGAACTACCTTGAGAAGTATGCCAAGCAGCACGGCGGCAAGTTGGGTATGACAAATATATTGACGAAAAGCCCAAAAGATTTGGAAATTTACAAAAATTATTTGTCAAATACCTATGGGAAAGATTCCGAGGCATATAAATTGATGCTAGAAGAAATATCTGAACCCGTCTACTACATCGACCTGACTGACGCTATGCGCGAGTCTGCCAAAAAAGGGCAGTCCTACGCTTTCGGTGGCGGCGTATTTAACACTGATCCTGACATCACAGACGCTGGTCGGATCATTCCTGAGCACACAATTTAAAGGGAAGCATCATGCCTGAAATGCCTATCGACCCTG